TTGAATAAAGACGCTAAAATTATATGTGACCGAATTGATCAGCACTTCCACCCCAGAAGAAACCACCAGTATCATATTGACGTTGTAAATGTCGAGTTCCTGAGGAAGTTCAACTTCTTTTATAAAGATATGTCCAAAACAGAGCGTCAACGTTCAATACCCCTTCACTCTGTCGAAAGTCAGGATATAGAATACTTGCAGCAAATATTACGGGGTATTCGTGAGCACACCAATTTGAGTTTCGAGTTTCACGGGTTTATTAATGGAGAACGATGGGCCAGCAATGACCGAATAATTGAACGCTATCCTTCTGAAATGGAGCTTTCAGATGGGAACCCGTTCTGATGTTCATAAACAAATTGCTCATAGTAAGTTGCCTAAGTCGGTGTATGTAAACCTTTTGCCTTTTTGAGGCGATTCTGTCAACTATATGTACAAAAATAAGCCTCCCGCCATTACTGGTAGGAGGCATTTTTGTTACCGGATGTACAGGCTCTCGCCCGGATAGATCAGGCTGTAGATTGATTTCCCATTGTTGGCAGCTAGCGTGTACATGCTGATACCATACTTGCTGGCAATGCTCCAGAAGCTGTCACCAGAGCGGACTGTGTAGTACGTGTGACTTGATATGGCCACTGAGTAGCCACCATAGACACGCAATACATCGCCTGGGTGAATGACAGTGTTGATGGTCTTGCCGTTGTTAGAAGCCAAAGTATACATGCTCATGCCGTACTTGTAAGCAATATACCACCAACTGTCACCAGACTGAACCGTGTAGGTAGATCCATAGCTTACTGATGGCACGCTGGTCGTTGTCAGCAGCTCAACATTGCTACGATTGATCCAGCTCATGATGCCACCAAGCAATACGTTAGATCCAGATACTTGCTGCACAGTGTACGTCTTGCCCTGAACCCAACTAGGCATTGAGACACCATTCGCCCAACGAGTTGTGCCGAAGTTTACCTTAACACTATCACCAGCCTTAACTTGTCTGAGCGGAGTGTTGTTGGCTTGCTGGCCAGCATTGGTTGCCGGCGTATTGGTTGATGGTTTGACGTAGGTCTTGCCGCTGTCAGTTGTCGTGCTACCGTTGTATCCTGAATCAGTGATGCCGGTTAGATCAACGTTACCATCAAGGCCGCCAGCGCGATAGGTGGAAGTGAACTGGAAGATGCCAACATTGTCGAAACTTGGGAAGTAGCCATAATTCGGCACAGTAGTGACATTGTAATCAGGATATTCCGCAAGCCATAGCTGGTAGCGACTGGCAATCTGTGACAAGTCAATGTGACTCATCAAGAAACTCTTATACCCGTAAAGCATTGGCGTGTACCCAGCATCGCGGATATAGTCGAGTGCCCACAGCAAAGTTGCCGTATTTGTTGAACCGGCCTCGTAATCAAGCGCAACAATCGACCCTTTTGGTGTTTGAATCTCTGGCAAGAAATGATCTAGTACTTGCTTGGCAAAATTGGTGTTGTCGATATTCTGCCACCAGATATAGGTGTGTGCTCGCTTGCCAGCGGCAATCAACGATGCAACCTGTGTCTTATACGTGGTTTGCTCGTACGTGCCGTAGCCGCTATAGCCACCGATTTGAGAGATGCCGAACTTGTCAGTGGAGTAACCAAAGACACCGTTATCTCCTTGGTACCGGCTCCAGTCGACACCTTGATCTCCCTTGGCCGCATTGACCTGCGATGGCAGGGCAAAAGAAATAGCCGCCAAGAAGGCGACTACCAAAGTGATGAGTTTAGTTTTAAGTTTCATGGTGCCCTCCTTATTGCTGTGGAGCAACAGAAGCCGGTGCCAGCTGAGCCTTAACTGCGTCTGCGGCTGCTTGAGCTGCGGCAGCCACTTTGTCTTGATTAGATGCTTCCTGATCAACTGTCTTTTGTGGATAGGTTTCTGCTAGGCTGTCTTTCAAATCCGCATAGGCTTTCTCAACTGCGTTGGCAATTGTCTGCTCGTCTGTGCTGGTGAAACCAAGTGATTTTAAGCCGTCTTTCACAGCCTGAATGGCAGTCGATTTCTTAACCGCACCGTCAATCGCCTGTGTCACACCGAGCTGTTCTGCCGCTGTTACCGCAGCATTTGCCAATGGGCCTAATACCTTTACCAAGGTGAGTGCCTGTTTGTTAGCCAGCAATTGTTTTGAGATCCAAGCCCCAATGATCGGGATTGCTGCTACTGCAAGTGATACTACAAGATCTGTCCAATTATTCATGATTATTCTCCTCTTCAGAATTAAAAGTATACCCAGCTTCAAATCCGTCAATATATGATTTCTTTGCAAACTTACCGTCAATATCGTGATAGTAACAATAGTCAAAATGCGGTTCGTTAAATTTTAGCGCATCATAATATCCTTGCAGCCAAGCGTTTTTCCATCTTCTATCGGCCATAAAACGTCTATTAGATCGCTCAGTTAAACGCCTACGAATAATGGATAATGTCCTCTTTATGCTACTCATTATGGTTTTCCTTTCTGAGACGTTCATTCTCACGTCTCAATCGATCATTGTCTGCGCGTAATCTGTCATTCATATCCTCAAGCTCATCATGCCTGTTCTTACGTTTACCCTCGTGGTAGGTCATGAAGGCAATAACGGCCGATGCTATACCGGCAAGATACGGGGCAAAATCAACTATTGCTTTGGTCATCGCTGCTGTCACGGCTGTCACTCCTTCGCGCTAGAATCAGCACGAAGGCTGTTATGATCGCATTGCTGATCCAACTTGTGTAGATTCCAGTTGAGATTGAGGTCAGCAATTGCAGTATTGTCAAGAATGACATTAAAAAGCTGGTAGTCGTAAGCAACAGACGATTGATTACTGCCAACTGTGTTTCCCATAGAACCCAACCCCCAATCCCGATCCCATCAATAACAAACAAAAAACCCACAATGTCATCATTTAACCAGTCAGTGTAATGTGGGGGCCAGATGAAATAATGGTCATTGATGATCAGAAACAAGCCAATGGCAACTATGCCAATGGCGAGTACTGTGTGCATCGGGTGATCTCTAATTTTATTTAGCATTGTCATCACTTCCTTCCACAAAAATAGCCGCTAGCTTTTGCTGGCGACATAGTCACTGCCTGTGATTTGCTTGTATTGATCTGGGGTGATCATTACCGGTACATAAGGTGTTAGATCAATTCCCCAACTGTAAAACAGCACACACTGATCATAATAAGTCACTTGATTTCACCGCCTTCATCTGCGCTACGTCAAGAGCAAGCGCAGCAAGCATTTGCTGTTCTGGTGACGCCTCAGGTTTAGGCCTGTCAGCGTCTGGGTCATAGCCAGCATCTGGAACGACTTGGCCGTCAATAATGCTGGCGTGGTTTTCATACAAGCCAATAGCATCGTCAACTTCAATAACTTCAAACCCTTCATCAGTTGGCCCTACTGGTCTGTTTTCATCAGCGTTTGCCCAATTAAGCAGCCGATTATTGCTGTCCGTCCACACTTTTATTTTCATAATTGCCTCCTAGAAAAATGGATCTCCTGTTGGATAATCATCTTGCGTTATATATGAGAATGAGCCTCGATACCCGCCACTGCCAACAGACGGGATCAATCGCCAGTAGCCACCTGCCACGTAGTAAACGGCACAAGTAGCACCTGTATATGATGTCGAAAACAACGTTGCCCCTGTTGCTTGTGCTAAATATGGCTTGTATCCATCTCTTGGCTGAACAAGATCAAGCCAGCCTTGCTTGCCTTGTGCGACGACATCAAAGCTTACTGTGCAAATGTTATTTCTTCTAGCATAATAAATGTATGCCCGTTGAATATCTGCGTTTGAATATGGAGTGGTGTTGTTATAGTAGTAGGTAACATTGTCCGTTGACTTGAATGAGCTGAACACATATTTTTTGGTGGCCGCATTTTCATCACTAATGAGAGTTGATAAGTGAAGCTCGCCACCTTGCAAATTAGCATACTGAACATCACCGGCATTGTCAGGTGTGCGTTCGCGACTGATAAAACCTGATGGGCCCAAGTCACTAATCATCGTGTGTCCGTCTGCTGTGCCTTGATCATTTTCAACGTTCCCTGTGATATTCACGTGACCATATTGCATACTGGTGTTGCCACTGCTGAACTTTCCAGCATTGGCATCGCTAAGGGCAGTGTGATTGAATGGCGCATTAATATTAGGAGAATTAATGGTTGCACTGTCAATCTCAATCGATTGTAGCTTTTTGATACTGAGAACCGCCTGCTGAATGCTTTGATCAACCCAAGCTGTCCCATTGTAATACTGCAATGCTGTGGCATCGTTAAGTGTTGTCCCATGCCACCACAAATCGCCCTTCTTGGGACTAGCGGGCGTGCCCAACTGAATGTATGTGTATGGCACATCCTTGCTTCCGGGAACACCTTGCGGTCCCTGTGGCCCTTGAGGACCTTGAGGACCTTGAGGACCAGTTGCTCCTGTTGGCCCGGTGGGCCCCTGCACTAGTTGCCAACTATAAACAGCCGGATTTGTACTATCTGCCTGTGTGAAGTCTGTATAACTACCGATGTATTTTCTAGAACCCGGAGTATCCAGTGAAAAATTGGTTTTACCGTCACTGCTATCGGCATACGCAATATGAAAGTACGGTGTCTTGCCATCGGCGCCTGCTTTACCAGGCACCCCATCTTTACCATCAGCACCATCGGCACCTTGAATGAGTGACCAGTTATAGTCACTTGGATTCGTACTGTCACCAGATGTGAAGTCGCTATAGAAGCCAATGTACTTGCGGTTAGAAGCAGTGGTTGAGAAGTCGGTCTTCCCATCTTGGCTGTTTGCATAAGCAAAGTGGGCATAGGCAGTACGACCATCAGCACCCTTTGCACCGGGTAAACCTTGATCGCCTTTGGGTCCCACGTCACCATCAGCCCCTTTAAAAAGTGCCCAGTTGTAATCAGTTGGATTAGTGCTGTCAGCTTTTGTGAAGTCGCTATACGTGCCAATATACTTTTTGCCATCACCACCAGATACCGTGAACCTATTTCGACCGCTTACATCATCTGCCCAAGCGGTGTGAAAATAGCTTGTACGACCATCAGCACCCTTGGCACCGGGAACACCGTCAGCACCATCCTTTCCCTGAATCAATGCCCACTTGCCAGCGTAATCTGCCGGATTGTCACTTGGCACGGATGACTTGTTGCTGTATACAACTGCCATGTACTTCTTGCCACTTGGGAAGGAACTCATATTGGTACCCTTGTCATCATCGGCATATCGAATCCATGGGTAATATTGAACCGTTTTCGGTATGTTTTTAATTTGATCTGCTAGTTCACGATAGGCAGGATCAACTTGACTAGCTTGAATCAAATAATCTCCAAGCGTTGCCGTCCCTGATTCATTTGAGTATGAATAGGTAAGCTCTAGGACTCTTGCAGAAAGAAAAAGCTGTTCATCTTCATCAACCAGATAAACAGTGTCACCAATGCTGACATTATCAGGCAGCTTGGCAATGTCAACTTCGTAGTTTACTGCTGGATGATTGAACTTCTCCAAGTCAGATAGAACCGACTGTAGAAGCGTTGCTTGAGTAGTGGCTTCATAGGTTTTGGTGCGCGTGATGTGAGCATCTTTAGGATCTGGGTTACTGTTTGATAATAAACGGCTCCAAGTCCTAAGCGCTACTGGGTCTCTTAATACGCCATCATCGCCCAATACGTAACGGCCGTTGGGATCGGTCCAGCGGTAGCCCTTGAGCGTGATAGGATCGTTACTGCCCTCTGGTGTACCTCCAGTACCAGCAATAGCAGTACACAAGTCAGCAATATCACTAGTCGTGACAATCTTATTAAGATCAGTGTCTACACGCAGATAAATGCCCTTGTTGCCGCCAATGTGTTTCCTAATATCAATATACTTTCCGATGACGGACAAGCCTCTGACTTCAAACCGGAAGCTTAGCTCTACACCGAACTGTGTGGCAACTGACAGAATTCTAGTGAGAATTGATGAATCGTCTGAATCCCATTTCAAAGTACGTGTTAAATCCGGAATCTCGTTGTAGCCGATCACAAATCCCGAATCACCCGCAAAAAGTTCAATATACTGAGCGATTTTCATGGCACTCGAGGCCGCGTAAGCACCAACGGTTCCATTAATTAGATCAATGCTGGCATCCTCTGCCACAAACGTATTTGTGCCTGCTAGTGGATCATGCTCGGAATTCAGAATGGTTGTCCAAACTGATTCACCAGCACGGCCCTTGAACAAGACAAAATTACCCACCTTAGCCATTTCTTTGACCTGAGCCGACTGATCTGGCGAAAAATGCAGCGTTGCACTGTAGGAGCGGTAGCCACCTTCAACTGACTGATAGTCACCTTCTTGACCGCCAATATCATCAATAGCAATCACTGAACTAGACGCAAGCTCATCAGTTGACGCAATGCCAAGCTGATTGTACTTTCTGTCGGTAAAATAAAAATCAGCCATTACAAAAACGCCTCCTTAAATGCTACTTCTACTTCATATGGCTGTGCCCAAGAAGAACGCTGAGTCAAAATCTGTGTGTCACCCGGAAGCAACCTGAATTTTTTCCAGTCATTATCGATGAGTTGAAGATCAGCATTAACCACACCATTAACCAGTATTTGACGGTTAGCAACATCAATCGTTGCAACGTCTCCAGCGCTAAAGCGATTACTAAGATCAGTCCAATAATCAACGTTAAGCCATTCAATATCCATGTCATAAACGCCCATATCGGGATATGGATAGTTTTTAAATCGCTGAAACCAAAGCGTCGCTCCCGTGACTGGAAGCGACGCTTCATCAGATGTCAACATGATTGGCGGCATTATCAGCGGTGGATTTCTGGTAATGATTTGAGACGGCGTGATACCGCCTTGAACAATACCAGCAAGCTGCAGATTGAGCGTATTACCAAGCTTGATCAGCTTGGCCTCATAATAGCGGCCGTTGCTGAAAACACTGCGGTTAAGTGTCTGCTGGAAAACTAATGTTGATCCCGCAAACACTTGAACATCGACATCATCTTTGCCGGCATAGTTTGATCTGATAATCACCTGATAGGCCACGCCCGTATCATTATCAAGCGTCATCTCAATGGCACCTAAGGCATTCACACTAGAATTGAACTTGTAGCGCCATTTGGCTATGAAGCTCCCAGTATTGCTGCCATTAGATGCATTTGTTGTCTTAAGATGCAGGGAAGGTCCTTCCCAATAGTATGAATTAGTTGGCAAGAAGACTGGCTCAACTGCGGAACCATCGTCATCGGCATACTTGACTGAACCTTCCATGACATTCTTTTGAGCCGCGATATAGTAGTACTGGCTGTTAGTTTGTCCAGTGTTATAAGCCGCACCAGCTGGCTCTTTATCGAAGCCTTCATATCGAGCAACCTCTGATCGTTTTCGCTCAACGCCATCGGCTTCTTCTGGATTGCCAAACTGTAAAACACCACCTTGGCCATTAATTAAGGCAATCAAGCCGTTATCAGCGTGCATAGTTGCCGTAATAACTGGCTCAACCGGATAAGTGCCACCATTATGAACCGTGATGGTGTCGGCATAGTATTCAGGATCCGCTGGGTTAGGCGACCACGGAGAAGCCACAGTACCTTGCTCAAACTTTTCTTGGGACCAGTAAACAGGTGTCGCTGAAGCAACGCTGGCTGTTGCTCTAGGTCCCCACCATCTAGCCGTATCAATATTTGGAGGTATCACAAAAGCAACTACTGAAGAGCCAGTTTTGCCTGCAAGTATTGTGTCACCCACAAATGTCTTCTTAAAAGCACCATTTGATCTAACATCTACCCCAACAGTTAGGTTGATAGTTGTAGGGGACGGTATATTTATTCTTGCGACAAAAACCTGCCCAGGAGTAACAGGAATATCTTGCATATTTGTTGGTACTGCTAAACCTCCCTGCGGTATTGTCCCTGAAGTGGTGTCGTTGCTTGTCCCTGTCAACAAGTTCACTGGCACGTCCTTGTAAGGCATATTGTCAAACGTCTTCGTGGCTACCGAGTGTGCAATGCCATCGGGGACAGTGAACGTTATGGTCAGCGTATTGTGAAGATAAGCCTCGTCTAAAGTGATCTGTCCAGTTGAAATGGCATTGTAATATACTTCTGGCTCATCACCGAAAATAAGTTTAGCTGGTGTTGAAGTAGTCAGGGCATCTGCAAGAAGCCTGCGCTTTTTATTGACATCAGTTCGAACGATAGCAGTCACCGTGATAGTGCCTTCATCTGCTCTAACGTATGAGAACATCTTCCCATCAGAGCGGCCAACTTGGTCAAGCTGTGGAACACGATTTTGCCCAACGTTTCTAGTGACAAGCAGAATGCCATCAATCCACTTTGAAATGTTAATATCATTAAAAGTTATTGCCATTGTCATAATAGTTGTGTCACCCCTTTTCGACGAAGACGAATGCTGCTGTTTCGATTGATCTCGATTTGTATTGGCTTGGCCAATTCGCGGGCCATGCTCCTACCATTCAGTGATACATCGGTTTGAACATTAATTACTTTTGGTTGTGCTGTGCCGGTACTAAAGCTGTTGATAGCGTTTTGAACATCAGGCACTGAATTAATCGCCCGAATCTGCGATGATTTGAATCCTTGTAATGCTTTGGCAAAGATACTAGTAGAACTAGTCTTGGCACGTTCAGCTATCGCTGCCATGAGCAACTGATCAGCGTTATCTTTTGTAATATTGACAACATACTCAGTACCGTCCTCACCGACCACAGCCGATGTAGCTTTGTCAAATCTACCGCCGTAGGCTAAGCGCCGGCTGCCCTGAGGACCAGAGTGCAACCAATCAGTCTTCGCATGACCCCAAATGACAGTGTTACCAATACTATTTTGCCAATCTGAGTTATTGAAAAAGGCCAACAACTGGTCATAAGGGTTCATGATATTAGTATGCCCAGGCATCGCATAATGCATAAAGGTACCAGGAGTATATTGCAATATTCCTCGCGCTTCGTTGCCGCCTGAGTTAATATCGTGGATTTGTTGAACAATGTTGCGCCCACCACTTTCAGACTGAATGGTAGCCTGAAGCATGCGGATAAAGCTGCCTGATGGGCTCAATCCCATCTCTTTTGCGGCTTTCCAAATCAATTCTGGGTTGTAGTTTCCACCAGACGTTTCATCCTCTTTGGCTTTCTTGAATAGAGATGTAAATACGTTTGAAAATCCGTCCTTAATTCCTTTAAGAGTCCCGCCACCAAAATCAGACCGCATTGACGACCATTTTTGACCATCATTGCTTGCAAGTTTCTTAATGCCAGTCTTGCCTTCAATCCAACTCCAAGCGCCAGATACACCCTTATCAATGAAATTCATAGCACTACCGAACGCATGCGCAATCTCTGAACCAACTCCAGAAGCGATTTTCTTAGCACCATCAAATAAATCAGAGATAGTACCAAAAATACCGGTAGCATGGTGGGGCAATGCATTGGTCATCTTTAAGAATTCTTCTGATTGGTTGTGAGGCAAAATGCTTGTGCCGGCTGGTAAGAAAGTTGTTTCCATGCCGTGAACGCCCAGTGGAAAAATACCAAGACTAGGATGATGGGCCAACTCAAATCCCTCTTCACCAACAACGGCAAGCTGATCTTCTCGTGTACCACCAGTACCAGCTGCATAGCGTTTCCAGTGGCCAGAAGGCTTTTTGCCCCAAAGTTTTCCTACCCAATTCCATGCATCAATCAAGTGATTCCAAACACCGGCAACGCCATCTAAGAATCGATCCCAAGTGCTCTTAACATCACCTGTTTCGGTGTTTACGGCACTCTTGTGTTCTCCAGCTTGTTTGGTGGCTTCGGAAACGACTTCATCATGTTGCTTTCTGGCATGGCTGACAGTGCCGTCACGTTGCTTCTTAGCAGCACTGATTGTATCGTCACGCTGATTCTTGGCATCTCCGACAATTTTTTCATACTGAGACTTTGAGATAGAGTGATTGACATAATATTCAGTTTCAGCGGCAGAAGTCGTTGCCTTGTATTTCTTGTTAGCAGCGTCCTTTGCCTCGTTGTAAGTTTTGTTAGCGGCAGTGACGACAGCATTAGTCTGCTTTGCCGAAGTAGAGATGACTTCCTTTAGTTCTGCCTGGCCCATTTTGTGCTTGTCTTCTGACAGTTTCTGCAAAAGGTCCTTTTCCTTGCCCGCACTCACTTTTAAGCTTTGATAAGTGTTGGCATCTGCTTGCGACTGTAAAGTCTTCATGCTTTTAAGATGGCTTTTTTGCAGTTTTTGAAGATCTTTATCCTCTTGGCCTTTGAGCTTCTTTTTCGCTGCCGCAACTTTGCGCGCAGTCGTGGCGTCAAATCCAGCAAGCTCTTCCTTAGTAGCGCCTGCTTTGACAAGCTTTTCGCGTTGAGCGGCACGATCTTTCAAAATCTTGTTGACAGCATTGGTACTCTTCTTTTCGTACTTGCTCTCGATATCGTTACGTTGTTTGAAGTATTTTTCGCTCTCCTTTTGCATGTCAGCATATGATTTCTTCATTTGGGCGGCTTTAGTGGCATCGTTCTTCTTCTCTTTAGCCAGAGCTTCATCAGCTTGTTTTTGAGTAATAGAACCATTTTTGACCAGCAAGTCCAAGTCTTTTTTGGACTTGCTTTCTTTGTTTTTATAGTATTTGTCAACGTTTTTTGACATGTTAGCATATGCTTTGGTTATATCAGCTTCGATTTTGCCAGCCTGTTTACCAGTGGCACTGCCAAGCATAATAGTGTCGCCCATGATCTTATCCATGTCACCTTGATAGGACTTTACAAATGACTTCACGCCACCATGTAACTTTTCGGTTGCTTTTGTCATACCGTTGCTAAGTTTCGGATGGAAAGTGGATTCAACGCCTTTTTGAACCTCTTTGCCAATCTTCTTACCAACACTAGAACCGGCAACACCTCCAGCAGCAGCTCCTAAACCAGCACCAATAGCAGTACCTATAGGGCCTGCAAATGTACCGACAGCGGCTCCTGCGGCAGCACCGCCAGCCCAAGTTCCAAGGGCCCCACCAGCAGCACTACCGGCATTTCCACCGATAGTTTTCTTGGTAGACCCTGCCAATTCTCCTAATGAGGAGAGAATACTAATGGCAGTGCCAATTCCAGCTAACCCTTTTGCTGCTCCAGCGGCTTTTGAAAATTTGGACGTTAAACTGGATGCGCCACTTAAATCTTCAAGCGCGTCCTCTCCAACTTTGGCAGTGCCACCAGAGAAAATATGGCTGAATAAACCGCCTCGTTTGCTAGAATTAACAGCCACGCTTTCGGCGTCTTCGACTGCAGTACCAGTTGCTCCCCTTTTCCCCAAGCTTGGAAGGCTGATCCCGCTACCGGAACCGTCACCAAAGATCTTGGTTGCAATGCCTAGCTCCATGATTGCTTTTCTAGCTTCGTTTACTGACTTAATCCAACCGGTAATTTTTTTGATGGCAAAGAATGCCAACCAAACTTTAGTTAGATTCTCAATTTCAGTTTTATGGGCAACAATGTTTTTCAAAATATCATCAATTTTATTTAGAGGGTCCATAGCCTTATTACTTTTATCATCCATTAGCCCAAAGGCCTTGGCAATATCAGTAACAACATCGTAAGCGGTACGCCAGATGGTGCCACCAATAATTTGTCCAATCTTATATAAGCTGCCAAAAATATCAACGATATCGTTCTTGTGCGCGTTGATATAGCCCAAAAGTTTGATTGCGCCGCTTAATGCAAAAGATAGTGCAGATGATATTCCTGAAGCATATTGCTTGATCATGTCATCAGAAAGCAAGCCTTTAATATCATTCATTGAGGATTTAGTCATCGTGAACGCGGAACTCGTGATATCGCCCATTAAAGTCGAAAACTTAGAGTGAATGAACATACCCATGCCCATGAATGAAGTCATAGCTTCCTGTGTGCCACTGGCATACTTCTTGCCCAAATAATCAAGTGTTTCGGTAAACTGCTCCGCCGAAAGCTTGCCTTTGGCACTCATGTCATACAGCTGTGCCATGCTTTTTCCTGTTGCTTTCTGTAGAGCTTCACCGAACATAGGAAAACGGTTGATCATAACGGCCATGTCTTCAGAAGATGCCTTCCCACCGGCAACAATCTTTGCAAATTGTTCACCAGATTCGGCAAGCGCATCATTCGTCATGTGCAGAGTAGAACCCAACGCGACGAATGAATCCGTCCACCGCTTGGTTTCATCAACATTAGAATGAACGTGATAAAAGCTTTGAGCCATTTCATTAATCGTGCCTGTGGAGTAAATGGTAGACTGACCCAATTTGTTAATATAATCAATCAACTGTTGACCGTCTTGTGGTGCCTCTGTCGTAAGAGACTTCCAAACAGTCCTCATGGTGTCTTGTTCCTTGTTGTACTCCATACCAGCTTGATAAGCTTCTTTCAAACCTGATGTGAGAGCGCCAATGCCAGAACTGATAAGATTAGCTGCTAACGATCCGGCAATGATTTCCTTGAGATGGCTGAATCCTTTGCCAGTGGTTTCAACATGTTCATCGACATGTTTTAGTGGTGCTGATGCCTCATCTTTTGCTTTAACTACAGTTTCAGTGTTCTTAGGAATATCCTGTTGCTTCTTCTCAATCTTCTCGAGGGGAACGGTAGCTTTATCTTTGACCTTGATTTCGCTCTGGACTTTCTTGGGAAGCGACTTAATCAATTTCTCAAAATCAATAGCTTTGCCATCTTCTACCTTGGTCAGCAATTCAACGCGCTGTTCTTTAGGTAGCTTTTTCAAAACGGCACTGAAATTCTTAATGCCGGCATCTTTTGCTTCTGCAATGAGCTCAGTCTTGACTTCTTTTGGAAAACTAGCCAGAGTCCGCTTAGCCTTATTTGTGTTCTCTTTGATGGCATTATCCATCTTATCGCCAGCTTGGCTACCAAAGTCCTTTAGAATTTTGTCAGCTTGCTCGGTATCACTAATGAGCTGATCCTTGCCCTTTAGAGCAACTTCAATCGAGATCGTTCCATCTGCTGCCATTGTGTGTTCCCCCTTTCATTATTTGTTTGCGCTGGACGCCCATGCAGCAAAGAAATCAGCCGCCTCTGCGGAGTGCTTTGCATTACGGTACTTATCCAAGATGTAGTAATTCTGCAAATCAACCAAGTTAATCAAATCCTTGCCTTCAAGTCCCTGACGAGACCGTTGCCGAATATCGATGATGCGCATGAAATAAGCCGAACCCGGTAAGCCGTCCAACATGGCACGAAACTTGTGCCAATGTAGCTTTCCTAGTTCGTCTTCTAAGTCGATGCCATAAAACGCTCGTATGCTTGACCAAATAGCAGGCGCATCTTGAACGTAAGAGAAAAACTCCTCTTGTGCTCCGCCTGTTACTGATGATTCTTCATCGGTTGCTGGCTGCATTTCCGAGTCATGATATGGTTGCTGGCCGATGTACTGATTAATCCACTGAAGTGCCTTTAACCGGTCTTCTGGCGCGACCTCATTAGCATTAACGAACATATGCCAACCAATGACGCCCTTTTGAGCATCGGTCTTGTCCTCACGATCAAGCAGTTCGAACCATCGCAACACGTTATCAAACGCCAAATTCACACGATATTTCTTGTCTTCACACTGCCAGTACCACGCTAGCGGTTGAGTTAGGCTAATCATTGTCCTCATTCCCGTCAAATGCAGGATATTCAGCGTCTTGAGCGTCCTTAATTGCCTTTTCAGATGCCCGCTTGACTAGGCCAAGGACAAACATAAGGCCGTCTGTGCTTTGGTCTAAATCGCTGTACAGCTTATCGGCTTTTTCTTTGCCGATCGTCTGTACAAAGAAGTCCATGGCGATTTCATGTTCTTTGTTGAGAGCCTCACGTACAAAATTAAGCTGATCTTCAACCGGCTTTTTGTCGATGTCATCATTTTCCTTGTCATCATTAGTCAACTGCTTAGCATATGCGTTGGCCTTGACCCAAGCATCACTCAAAGCGTGCTGCATTTTATCTGAGAAACGGAACGTGTACGTCTCACCCTTATAGGTAAAGTCCTGCTTAGTTGCTAGTACGTCATCTAAATTAATTACGTTGCTCATAATTTCCTCCTTATGGCCGCCTGGGATTTACCCATACTGTTGATTTCTTTGGCGACCTTGTCTTTTTAAGCGGCAGTGACTGTTACTGCCGTGCTTGCGGTTTTACTGCCATCGTGTGTTGTTGCGGTAATGGTAGCAGAGCCGGCAGACACACCGGTTACAATGCCACTAGGGCTGACAGTAGCAACTGATGTGCTGCTAGATGCATAGCTAACAGACTTGTCCGTCGCATCTTCGGGACTGACTGTAGCCGTTAATGCTGTGGTTGCTCCCACTTTTACGCTCGCTGCTGCCGGTGTCAGAGAGACCCCAGACACCGTTATGGTTTTGGGACCGGAGCGGTATAAACGGGCTTTCCGTTAAATGCCAAAGTGAAGGACATTGTCTGCTTGGCACCTGGAGCACCGCCAGAAGTAACAATGTTGCTGATGGTAACTAGCCCAACAACTGTAGAACCATCAGCTTGCGTCCAACGTGCCAAAGTCTTGAGATTATCGCCAAGATCAAGCAAGTGACTTGCGATATAGTCCTGAGCTGGGTCGCCTTCCAAACGGTGCCCGGTATAAGCCAACTGGAGACGTTTGCCAGTAACATCAGTAGAACCATAACCTTCACCGTCGTAATAGACGTCATTAGCCGTTGTTTCATTCAGAGTCGGCGTAAAGTTATTGATGCCGGCTGCCAATGGTACAAAGGTTGCACCGGCGACATCCGACGGGTCTTTACCACCCTTAGTATCGATCTCAAACTTGTTTTTAAAGTTCAAGTTAAATTCTTTTGCTGCCATAAAAAATCACTCCTCGTATTTATTTGCTGTTACGTTCATAGCGATATCAATCGTGTATACAAAAAAGCCACGTGAATCAGCTTGGGTGATGCTGGGTTCAGACGTGGTTTCAATTTTTTCAAAGTGGAAATCATCAGACGGAAGTTCCTTCAAGTGTTTAACAAAATCGGAGACTAGCCACATGATTGTGTTGCCCAACTGCTGATCCTTGGTACGAATAGCAACTTCGTAATACAGCCTAGTTTCTTGATTGCCGGCGAAATCTTCATCAATCACCGACCCGTTTTTTGTCGGATAGATTGAAAGCGATTCATCAGCAGAAAGGAAGCCCATGCTGACTCTCTGTGGCATATCGGGAATCGTGTTAATTGCATCCGTCAACGTTTTCAAGGCATTCATAGGTTCAGTCCCTTCAGATAGGCCTCACGAATTCGACTCATCTTTTGATCATTGTCTTCAATCATTTTGTCCCAGTGAGGGCCTGTTCCCTCAGTTGTGTAGTGCCTAAATATGACTTTAGTGCCGTCTTTTTTTGTATAGCCACCGTTAAACTGAGCCGCCGCATAAACACTGCTGAATTCCACGGCGGATCCGTCAGGGGTAGAAGTGCCTCGGAGATCGCCATGCAGCTTGGGGACAACACCAGTGTTGTAGTCAGTCAGTTCAGTGCCGAGCTGAGTAGCAGCGGCTGTGAGAGCTTTGTTTTGGGCTTTCGGTCCAAGCTTACTCATCAGATCAACATCAACTGTTACTTTCACACCCATTACAGCACCTCCAATTCGTACCCCCAGATTTCAGGCGTATCAGCATCTTTTAAAACGTTGACCGTAGTAATGGTGTACTTGCGGTTGTCGAATTCAGCCTGTCCTTGCAGCCAACTATCATCAAGCAACGGCATGTCTGAGTTGCCAGCACATCGAATGTAAATGACGGCTTTAGCAACAATTTGCCGATCGTTGTTGGTTCCCGAATATACCGTTCCGCGATCGATTCTAGCGTGCCCAATGACAACCGGTTCGCTGTAAATAGGCTTCTGCCAGTCATCTTTACCGGTCACTCGGAACAACGTGACCGAATCGTTGTATGATATCAAGTCATCGATCTCATCGAACATAGTCAACACCTCGGTATAGCAACCCAGTGCCGCTAAGAGCCGCCAGCGCATCAGCACTGATAGCCGAGCGCTGTTTGCCATCAGCTGAGGACTGGCTATTATTCCACGACTTGGACACCGTTGTACGTCCAATTGTCTTCGAAACACTCGTAGGCTGACTAACGGCTTGTTCTGTTGTGGTGATACCAGAATCAATCATGTAAGCAATTTGACGGATAACCGCCCGCTTAAACTTACTTGCACGAAGTGGCCATGGGTCACTGGCAAGGTCGTTACCTTGATAAAAATCGCGTGTTTGCTCATCTAGATATTCGCTGGCCAAATCTGCCAATTGATCGAAGTTATTAGGAACATCTGCGTCAGTAATATGCATTGCCTGCATGTAATCATCTTTATCTACATAGGCCATATCATCACCTCACAAAGCCGCCGGGATTTCCCTATTGTTAATTTCGATGGCGACTAATGTTGACTATTTAGCTGGAACTAACGCCAAAAGATCAGCCTTTGCTGTCTTTCCAGTGAAATCGATGCTGTGGGCAGTTAACCAAGCCTTGATTTCATCAACAGTCTGAGCATCAGTTGGCTTAACGCTACCATTTGGATCAAATCCGTCTGGTGCTGCTGGAGCATTAACGACAAGTGCCTTGGTGTCGTCTTTAAGCCAAACGCCATAATATTCATCAACGTTGATTTTGGTTGTCTTGTGGTCAATATCACGCGCGGTTTCAACTTCCACACCACGTTTCATGTTAATGCCAAGAGCACCAGCCTTAACAGCCAAGTAAGTACCAACAGGAATCTTGCGGGAGGTAGCAAGCTGCCAACCAAAGATTTCACCAAGTACACCGCTTGTCAGAACTTGATCACCGAGTTCGGTAGCCCGAGTGTAGTCAGATGCTGCAGCCTTACGGAGCTTGTTGTAGTCCTTCAAGTTCATGTAAAGCACACCACGCACTGGTGAAGAACCTTCGGTGTTGAACTCGCTAGTGTCGTCTTCAAAAGCGGCTTCGATCGCGTCGATCAAGTCAAGATCAGGGGCCGCATGAGTCAGTGTCAGACGAGCATTCAGCAATGCTGTGACGCAATCATTATCGACCTTAGAACCAATAGCCATGGACAGTTGGTTAGCAGCTTCCGTCTTGGGATCGCCAAGTCCAACTTGAACAGCAAAGTCAGAGATTTCTACCCCTTTGCCAGCTCGCTTGATCGTCGAAGTTGTTTTGCCGTTCTGCATTTTGGAATAGTCAATGCTATCCCCTTCAGCAAAATCGACAGCATCACCGATATACTTCCAATGTGGAACCGTGATAGTGTCACCGGGAACACCTACAAGAGTGTTATCAACCGTTGCGAGAGGCGAGAAAGTAATTGCCTTAGGAAGCCGTGCTGCGATCATCTGAGCCATAACCTCAGGAATAATCATTGCGGACTTGTCAGTCGTTTGTGCATTTGGAAAAGCCATTTAAATCATCCTTTCTTATTCTTCGTGTGCCATGCTTGCCGCCAACTCTTCATAGGTGGCAGTGGCTGGATTCAGAGTGCCATTTGCGTTTGGATTAGGGTTACCAGGTACTGTAATTGGTGGTGTGTCATTTGGCTTCTGTGCCTCTTCAGCCTTGAACAAGAACTTGCTACTATCATCCGACTTGAGTGCTTCAAGCTGCTCATCTAATCCGGTAACATTGCCCTTCTCGTCCAAGCCAAGCTTGTCCTTGTCAATCAGGGCTGATGCCGCTTTGGTATTCAATGCACCGGCTTTCACCAGAGCAAGCTCAGTCTGATAGTTCAACTGGGTTTCTTTGAGCTGCTTAGAAGCCGCATCATCTTTCGCCTTATTGTCGGCTTTGAGCTTGTCGATCTCAGCCTGAAAGTCCTTGTCATCCTTGTGGGCTGACTTTAACTCGTTCAGTTGCTTGTCCGAGTCGGATGCACGCTGTTTCAGCCCATCCCGTTCTGTCGTCAGCTGACTGACTTGGCCCTTCAGTTCGTTCACATCGGCCCCATGGATTCCCATAACCTTGTCTACTTGCTCATCAGACAGACCTAATCCTTTTAATTCTTCGCGTTTCAATACAATCTCTCCCTTACGTGTTTGTGACGCGGTACGACCGCGAATTGGGTAAAACAAATAGCAGTTTTACGACATGCTTAGGTCGAGTGGCATAAAAATATCCGCTAGCTGCGGCTTACAAATAAGTTTCATATTTTAACTAGATTCAATATTCTTTGTCGATGTCGTCTATGCCGTGAACATTGGCAGCAAGCTTAATGACAACTTTGGTAAGATCACCGGCCTTTGAATCGATGTTCATATCAATGACACCTTCAATACGTTTGCCGTTAAGATATGGGCCGTCATCTTTCAGTTCAATAACGCTTAGGCGAGGACCTGACACGTTACCAAATGTCGATTTAGTGTCGCCGGTTAATGACAGTCCCATATAATTGGCAAGTGTCGCATTGTCGATTATCATCAATTCGCCGTTGACATATAAATTGCCATTCTGGATAGTCACATTGTCATGGCATCGGTTATACGCATTCAGGATAAGCGCTCCTAGCTGATAATCTTTGATGCCATTAGCTAATGCGGCCAAATCAAGCAGACGCTTTTTAATGCTTTCACGCGTTTTCAAATCTTCTGATTTCATAACAGTACCTCCCTGACCAACTCCGGGTTCTGCTTGGCCAACATGCGTAATGCATGTGCTAATCCGTCAACCATTGCCTCATCATTGTTTTGCTTGTCGAATCCTCGCTCTTGCAGGATTGCGTGGATAATCTCATGTACTAAAGTGATTTTGGCCTCGTCCTCAGCCATACCTTCACATATACGGATACTAGCTTGCTTATAACGCGTATCGCCCCAGTAATCGCCTTTTAAGTCTTCGCTAGTTAGCTGAAGCTCTTTGTTACTGACCTCCTCAACCTTGTACTCGATATCATCAATTAACACCGATTTTGGTAATTGCATTTCATCCTCCTACGAAAACACTTTTTCTCTTGAATAGTCCCGAGACAGGAAGTCGTGATCTTTGACGATTTGTCGCAGGGCGGCTTGATTATTGCTGATTAATTGCTTGTAATGCTGCTGTCCATCTGTATCGCCCAGCTTTTTGGCTAGGTCCGCGTCGGCTTTGTACTTGCGCACCCTTCGCTCCAATTCGCGTTGTTTGGCCTGTACATTACCATTGCGAATGGCTTCGTTAGGATCAAATTGCGATTGGCTATTGGTGTTTGCGCCGGGTACATAAGCCCATTTTTGGTGATGACAATTAATTCCGAATGTTCCACCCGATTCCCCATAGCCATGATTGAAAAGCGATTCGAACCACTCACCACTAATTTCAGATCGGAACGACTGATAGCGGGTTGTTACTGTCTTTCCTTGAATTGGTGCACATGCAGCGCGACTAGCTGGGTGGCTAGACATGACAAACGTATCAATGCCATAGTCATCAGCCGCTTGATCTCTGACTGCCTGAAAGGCTCTGCCGCTTGTGTTGGTGATTACCATTCGGGCATAGCTTTCAAGTGACCAAGCATGTGTTCCTTTATCTGTTAGCACAGTTTGAATGCCCTGATCTCGCCACTTATAGATGGTGTCGGCTAATGCTCTGGCTGGCGTTTTAAGCCCAGTAATCACTTGTGCGGTAGTTTCTTTTACAATCTGCTGATAAGTGCGCATAGCGGCATTCTCGCCGTAATTCGTGGTAATTAGCGTCTGATTGACGTTGTTGTTGAGATCAAGGAAGGTCTGCTTCAAATAGCCATTAAGCAACCGATCGACGTCAGTACCCGGTGAAATGTCCTTACTGGTATCCTTTGCCAAGCGACTATATTCATCATTTGCAATCGCAATCCCGAAATCTTTGAACAAGGCCACTAGTTTGGTTTGAACAATTCCTGTAGCTTTGCTTACTTCCTCGATTGTTGATTCATTGACCAAATGGAGCTTGTTAAGTTGCTCTGCCTGCCATTGGAGCATGTGATCCTCATCAAGCGGAAACGCTCCGTGGTTGGTTAATCTGTCAATGAACATCTTGAACAGCGTTTGCTCTAGCGATGCGTAGATATCACCAATAGAAGCCTGTGCGATTGTCAATTGATGCGGAGTCACTTTAGGCATTAGCTATCACCGTCTCCATCAAATAAACCTGATTGGCTATCTTGCGGCGCCGATGGCTCTGGACTTTCCTGCGAAACCTCGGCAGCATACTGTTCTGCTACGTCATCTGGAACATCAAGCGCTCTAGCAATGGCAACACGCTTTGGCACGAGCCCCGCAGCATTGGCTTTGATCCAGTAATCAAGGCTTGCAGACTTGTCAGTAAATACACCGTCGTCAAAATCAACAGTCACTTGGTCAATCGTTGGAATTGGCCCGCTGTATAATGATGATCCATTAATGACCGTTCCACTGGCAAGCTCACAGATAGAAACGCACAGCTCTTGTACTGCACGTTCAACCATTGTCAGATGGCTGTTACGCGTCTGGTACGTCATACTGTTTTCGCTAACAACTTCGGTTGCCGTTTTGTTTTGAATGTTACCGGCGGTGTCAAACGAGAACGTACCTGAAGACAAGCCAACTTGCATCTCAAGCGTTTTAAGAAAGTGGTTTAAAGATGCCACGTAATCTTGCGATCTGATAGGGGTCGTTAAATCTTGCACTGTTTTATCGTCCATGCCCCCACCTTGGACTGACAGAAAGATATTCTGGTCAGGATCAAATACTTGTTTGGGTTCCTTCTGGCCTTCCCGCCCAAATGTGATCTCCGTCATGCTATCGGCAACAGCTACTCGTCGCTGGCCCATCTTAACTTCCCAATTGAATTGATCATATGCATCATTCAACTGCTTGAGCGTGTTCAGCGCATTGTCGCAAACACCGATTCCTAACGGACTGGTGATGTTTCGATTGTTGAATCCGGCCGGCTTCAGATAAACGAATAACGGACGCGTAAACACAGACGTATCCAGATTAACCAATGGTGGCAAGTCGGGATACAGCACGGATAAATCCGCCTTGATGCCAACAGTATCCGAAGTCTCCGACCTATAAAGCTCGTTTGTAATGGTGTACTCGTTTTCGCTCCATTCGTGGAACTCAAGCAACGTATAATACACCGTTTGCTTTCCTTCAGTTCTTACAGTTCTCGTTGCAATAGCTGCATTGCTAACGTCATTCGTATTAGACCGAAGTGGGTAGAAACTAGGAGCCTGCACCCATGCCAGCTTGATTTTCTTCGTGCTGTAGTCAACATAAGGCCGAATTGCAATACCGCCGAGTGCCAAACATGACTCAAGATAGCGCTCAAAGTTCTTATTGAAGTCATTGTCTTCTAGAACTTCATGAATAAACGTATCTGCTTCATCCGGAGCTTTATAATCGACCGTATTTCCGGACTCGTCAGTTTTCTCGGGGCGAGTTTCAATCGTAATCTTGCTTTGCTCATTGTATAAAAGCGAGGCCAACCGCCGGCAGATAACTTGCATCATGTTTAAAGTGACATAAGGTCGTTTTTTAAGATCTCCGTACGTGTTTCTGAACTCAATCTTGCGAAATTTGCCTTCAAAGTAACGTTTATCTAGTGCAATACGGTCATACTCTTTTGGATCTACACTGATTTTTGGGTGATCGGTAATTTGCCCAAGGCTTTGTACAACTCCCAATGCTGCGCCTCCTTTCCTGAATAGATTTTTGATTGTATTGATTAAGTTCAAAGCATCACCTTCTTAGCGTTTAAGCCCAAGAATTCGAGCATTGTCAAGAATCATGTATTTGAATGCGTCTACTGTATGGTCGTTTTCTTTGATAACTTTGGGATCATCTGACTCCATCGACTTTTCGTCCCATTGATACTGTCGATGCTGTTCCATGAACACTTTATTGTTGGGAGTGTCCAAAACAAAAACCCGCCCTTGTGCGAGCAGGCTTTGAACGTAGTCGATCATATCGGCTTCTTTGAGCTTGTGTACTGGATGCCAAGCAACGTGGTAGTCGCTGTAATACTGGTTACGCATGGCACCTTCAGCAGAATCGATTGTCATGTTTTTGACTTTCACGCCGCGATATTTCTTGGTTACCGAAGCCAAGAATTCGTGAATTTCCTTGGATAAGAGGCTTGGTGGCTTCTTTAACGATTGATTTGCTGGCGAGTAGTAGTAGGTGTCAAGAACGATTACATTTCCCTTCGAGGTAACAGCAGCGGCTGGCAATGCTGTAGCGGACGATATATGGCCACTATCCATTGCTAGAAATAGGTAAATCAAGGGATCATCATCAGGAATATGATCAATCAGGTGGAACAGATCCATGTTGTAGACGTTGGTGCCAAGCCCGACAATCTCGCCAAGATAAAGCCAACGGTAGTAGTCGTAATCGTTGGCCTTATACTTGTCGATCAGTCTAAGCTGCTGTTCGTCAGTGAATCCAAGATCATCATCGAGATAAGTTGAAGTGTCAATGAAGAAGTCCGGGTCTCCTCTCACGCTGTCGATCCACTCATTGATCCAGTCATATGGATTCTTCGGTGGGTTATACGTGTAGAAGACTTGAACCTGATCAACCCATGATGATTTCTGTCGAATGAAGGTTGGATTAGTTTGGTCAAACACTTCAGCGGATTTGAAGTTGGCTGCTTCTTCATACCACACAGCAATCACGTTACGAACGGTGTTAGACTTCAGCTTTTCAGGCTTGTCACCGCCATAGAAGTAGAATGTGCTACCAGTTCCACGATGCGTTATGCGCATAGGCGATACGTTGAACACAAACTCGTCTGTCATTTTGAGCATGTCAATTGCCCAACTGATCTGGCTGTAAACCGAATCACGCAAGTTAACCGTATTCTCTCGAATGATGATGACATTGGCTTTATGTCCTTGCTGTGCTTGCCTTTTAAGCATCATGAGTAGCTTCAGACTAACTGTCGATGACTTAAACGAGCCACGGCCGCCGTTCAGTATCAGATATGGTGCCTTTGACCGCCAAAACGAATAGAAATGTGGTTGCACCATCTTACTTAACTTAATCATCTTCTGGGACGTCATCGACAATCACCGTCCTATCTTGCGAATCCGCATCAGTAAGCAGCTTGGCCTTAGCTTCCATGATGTCAGCCTCAGCTTCAGATTTGCGAACATCGGCCTTAGTTTTGGCAATCTGCTGATCTTCTAGTTCCTTGCTTGAGTTCCTGAGCATACCCTTATACTTCAAATACAATTCAAGTGCCTCAACCTGCTGCTTAGGCCCCGGCGAATATTTCATTGTCGTGTCTTCTAGCATCATCTTTTTAATGTTGTCGTATGTCGAGCTTCTGGCAGTGATCTCACGGCCCATGCCAATATCAAGCAAGTGGATAATTGCCTTATCAACATCGAGATCGGCCTTGCGTTCAATCGGTTGCAGTCGCCGTTTCATGTAGGCTTGAATTTTAGGGTTTTTTAGGGTTTTCGCTGCGTTAGCCCCAATGTTGTGCGGCGAATATCCAGCGGCTCTCGCAGCCTCTGTAGCGTTGCCTCCGTTGGTAAGATAGGCATCAGCGAATGCTTTCTGCCGCTTGCTTAGTTTCATCACATATCACCACACCTCCCGCATTTGTACGAAATCTTAGTCCTCCGTGTATTGTTTGATCTTGTCAACCTGCAAGTCGCACCATTCGTCATGTGTGCCATCAGCTTTGTAGATTGTTACGACTGGCATTGATCGATAGCCTAGCTTGCGGAACCGCTCGTAGTCGTCCGCGTCTGCTGTGATGGTTTGCACTGGCATGACTCGTGACAGCTTGAATACTGTTCGCCGGCACTTTTGACAGCGCGGCTTTGTGTAGATAATTGCGTTCATGCGTTTCTCTTCTCTCGATAGTTTCTCAATGATTGCTTGCTCTGTGTGGCTTACATATCCGTAACCGACTCGCTTCATTCCATTAGACATAGTAGATCGCCCTCGTATCATGATCGCTGTATTCGACCAGCTCAAACGTTTTGTGAGCAACCACGCCAATGTCATCAGTCCACTGATCGGTTGGCTTGCGCGTTGACACTTGACGCTGAACGAATCCGCCTAGGTCTTTGCTCATCTCTGAATGGAGATGCCCCGTGAACAGTTCGCGATTCTGTGCTGTCCCTAGCATGAATCCAAACTCATCTAGGTATTTTGCAAGGTAGTTGTTCTTGCCCTTGTCTCCGTGAGTGGCACCAATGAAGTTGCGGCCTAACATTGTGCCTTTGTAATGCTTAAGCGATATATCCCATGTGATGTTTGTTTGGTTGCTGTAGGCACGTTTCAATAACCGGGCAAACATATAGCCAACTGACGGATCATGGTTTCCGGCGCAATACATGACCTCACACTCATTGGCATTCTTAATGATTGCTTCAATCAGTGTCTCGAAGTATTGCTCCATTTCATTAACGGTCTCGCCTAAGTCGGTTGTTTCGAGCTGTGTGCCCTTTGCTGTGGTTGAGTTGATATTATCCACATGAGCTAGATCACCGCCCAGAATGAGCAATATTTTGGCGTAGTGGCCGCGTTGAATGATTTCTAGTTGCCGTTTAAGAGATTCCGCATAGACATCAAACGTGTGACCATTGAAGTGTGTATCAAACGCAGGAATGACTAAATAGCGATCTGATTCCACAAAAATAGGAGCCTTGGCTTGATACGGCTCCTTGTGTGTGATGATGTCATTCATCAATGATTCATATTGTTCTGCTTCAACTAACGGCCTAATTTGTATCTTGCTCTGGAAGAGCGTTGCTTCAGGCTTCTGCTTCCAGTAATTGCTTGTGGCACGTACAAGCTCCCACTTGGTGTAATCATACCCATGAGCTTCCAGAACCTCTCTAGGCGTCATCTTGTGACCCCTGACAACCTTCAGAATGGTTTCACTGGATTGAGTGCCATCTGAATCGTATTCATTCTTGACTGGTTTTTGGAACTCGATGCCAAGCCGTCTTGCTTTGCCCTGAAGCGCGTCATAGCTAATTCCGAGCTTATCGGCCGTCTCTCGTCTGGTAAATCCTTCAGAGGCGAGCTTCCTAATACCACTGATTTGTTCATCTGTCCATTGCAT